TATGCCCCCCGCATCGCAGTCGGGGTTCAGAGGGCGTAGGGTTCCCACTCATCAAAAGTTTCCGCCAGAATCTCCCCAAGTCGTCTATGCCTGTGCCCAAAAAACTCCCATTCCTCCTTATTATCCCCAAAGAACGGTTCCCAAATGACTGCCGGGCAATGCGTTTTGCGTAGAAATTGAGCGCCTCTAGAATCCCTTGTGGCCGGCTTGGCGCCCCGGAAGGGGAATACCCCCCCCTCCCCCTCCACAAGCCTTCCCTGGACGTCCAGTAGGCGCGTGGCGAAGTCCTCCCCGGCTTGTGAGTTGTGCCAATAGAAGGCTTCGCGCCCCTTGGCCTTGCCATTGTAGGCATTGAAGTGAAGCTCTATTGCCAGATCCGCGTCCATTTCCCGAACCTGGCGAGCGCAATCGGTCATCGCTTCCGTGTAAGAACGCCCGCGGTATACGTCAAAAACCCTAATATCATGCTCGAAAGCCGGAATTGCCCGCTTGGCCGCGTAGGCCACGCCACGCCAGAAGCCCCATTCCTGGGTGTAGTCATCCGCCGCAATGGCGCCGCCCTCAATAGATCCGGTTGTCAGGCCGGCCCGCGGTATCAGCCGGGAATGCCCTACGCAAAGCGCCACTTTCATTCCCCGCCCTCCTCAATCTCCTGGGCTATCCTTTCGAGGTAGTCCGCCCGCCGCCGCTTCCGCAACACGGCACGCGCTATCTGGGCGGAATGCGCCCGCTTAAAGCTGAACTTTGGCCATCCCCGCGATTCCAGGAAATCATCGCACGCCTTGTTAATGTCTTTTCTCTTCTCTCTCATCGTTCCTCCTCCGCGGTTTCCTCCGCCAGCCCGGCGGAGATTACGCCACGCAACGACGAAAGCACGACGCCCATGACCTCGCAATCCCAAAGGTGATTGGCCACCTTGTCCGATTGCTTCCCCTTGGAATTCACCTTGACCCAATTCCATTTTCCGGGGGATACCTCAATCTTGGCCTCCGATTGCATTTGCGCCCCGTATTCCTCGCTATGATTAGCAAACACGCCGAACGCCCGCGACCCGGCCAGCATGGCGGCCAGCGCGTCCTTGGCCATGAGATTGGAGAATTTTACCACACTATATGGTGTGCCATCGCTGGTTTTCATGGAAATAGCCGGGGAATACACCTTGCGGACCTTTATCTTGTGGCCGCCCCGCACCTCATGGTGGGGGAAGCTCTCCGCCCGGTCCCCGCGAAGCATGACCCAGCACGAAAAGCCCACCACCTTTCCCTCCCGCCGGATCTCCTGGCGATATTTCCACCGGGCCTTTGCCACGCGTTCCGGCTCGTAACCACAATCCACGCCCACGTTTTCATTGCTCACTTCAAACCGGGTTTGAGTCTCCCGGACAAGCTCAATAGTAGCTATCCGGCCTTCATACAGAAGCCGGCTGGACCCGTCCAGGCGCCACGCCCGGATGACCACCCAGAATCCTTCCGCCGGCCCTTGGACGTCCACCGCCATAAAGCGGAACGCTTCCCGCTCCCACCGCGGCGCCGGCTCGTCCGGGGCGGGGAAGTAGTCCGTCCGGGAATACGGTTCCGTTCCTTCCAAGTCCAGAACCGGCGTTACCGGACGTTCCGACCAGAAACGCGCCAAGCGCTTCATAACGAACGCCCGCATTTTACTGGAATCCCCCGCCATCTCCGCCCGCCGCGCCTGTAAATATTGAACAACCAGTTTTGACCATGGCACCCAATGCGCCGCCAAAACCGATACGTTGTGCGATACCCACCCCGGAATCCCCTCATGGAGGCCCAGGGGGATTAGAACCTGACGCATGGCAAGCCGGCGCCGGTTGTTGGGCGTGTCCTTCATCTTGCGCCCGCAACATGGCGTGACGTAACGAACCGTTTTTAAGAGCTTATCCCAAGGCACCTGTTCCGCCGCGGCCAGGTCCGCGTCCCAGGTCATAACCGATTCAAAATCCGCCCCCGGATCACCCGTTGTCGGCATATAAGGCGTTTCCTCTTTGCAACCAGGGCATTTGTAGCCAGTGGTGAATAGCTCTCCGCCCAAAAATTCCGCCTCAAATTCGCTCCCCTCCACGCCTCCCTGGCCGCAAAACACGCATTTTTCGTCAAATCTATCATGCGTCCGGGCCTTGGCCTCCGCGATAGCGCCGGTGGCCGGCCAGTCCCAAACCTCTTGCCCTCCCACGATAGGCAAGCTCTTATCCTGGAGGTTCCGCATATTGGCGCCGCCGAAATACAGGGTGCATCCGTTCGCCAGGTTCAATTCCAGCTTCCGCTTTTTGTGGCGGTGGGTGGTCCGCATGATAGGCGCGGTGGCCGGGCATGCCTCCAGGGTAGGGACCACCCGCTTCTCCACCCACTGGGCCGCCGGCCGGTCTGTCTGATGGCTGAATTGTGCATCCGATGGGTTTTCCGCCACCGTGTGAGCTATCCACGCCTCAAAAAACACGCTTTTCCCAAATCCGGTTGGCCAGACAAGCGTAATGTTCCGGATGTCTGGATTCGATATCCAATCAAACGCGAACCGTTGAGATGGCACAGCGTCCGGATCGAAAAATGCGCCCTTTCCCCCGACTAATTGCACGTTGTCCGCGGCCCATTGGTAGATGGGGCGGGTGTCCGGTGGGGCCAAGGAATCCGCGGCCCCTGTTAGGATGGGATTAGATTTCAAAACCCTTTCTTAATCTTAATGCGGCCAATAACCACCCATTTTCACACTTAACCACCTAAGCGCCAAGACGTTCCCGGTGGGAATAGCTTGTGCATAGCTTGTGCATAACGTGGGCATAAAGTTAATTGGCTTGGCTTATTCGCGCTTGTTCCATGTTATGCACGGCTTCTTCACAGGTTGCTCGCAGCTTATGAACATTTTCCATATTCTTTCGGATTGCCGGGAGCAGGTCCAATGGCGGCCAAGGCTTCTCGAGCTTCCCGGGGAGTTCAAGCCGGGAATGGAGTTCCGCCAATAGCGCCTGCCCCGCTTCCAATTCGGAAAGGTAGTGGTGGAAGATGGTATCCCGGGCCGGCTTCATAGGAAAAAGGTGGCGGGCGCCTCGAAACCCAAGACAAGGCGCCCGCCCTAGTTCGGGCGTTACCCCACGCCCAAGGTTTTCAGAAACTTGGCCTTTTCGGCCTTAAAGTCCCGGACATACCGGTCCCGGTGGGAAGAATTGCAGAATGGGACCGATGGCGAGCCCGGGTGGTCCGGGTATTCTTGGCCCCAAACGGGAGAATCCAAGGGGATTTCCCGCCCGCAATCCTGACAGAGCAGGGTAAACATTTCCGCTTCAATCATGGGAGGGGGGGACCGGCATGGGTGGGAGTTCGGAATCAATCCACTTTTCCAGCACCAGCACCCGCCGCAAGATGGTATCCACGGGAAGAATCCCGGCCGCGCCGGCCCCGTATTCGATAGGGCAGACCCCGTCCTTTTCTGCAAAAGAAAGGCCGCCCGGCCACTCCTTACACTCCACCCCGTCAAACATGGTTTCTTCCGGCCCAATGGTGGCTTGGCGCCTTATTAGTTCCTTGATCTGGACCCTTGTTATCATTCGTTTGGCTTGTTCAGCATTCATAGCGCCGGCCTTCTAACATTAAAACAGGATAAATGTCAACCTATATCCTCGGTTAACAACCTCCAAGCTAATGCTGCACAGGCAGGCACCTGTCCGTTTCCGATTGCCTTGAGTCTTGCGGCTCGGGAACGAATGCCCTCTCCCAGGCGCGGAACCGATCCGGGGGCAGGGGTTCCGTGGATGTCCAACCGATTGCCCATCCCATCAACCACTCCACCCAATCCGGGTTCAGTTGCCCACCAGTGTTGCCCTGGGCGAAAACCCTTCTCGCCAACTGATCGTCCCGCTTCCTCAATGTCCCGTCCGGGTTCACGCCCTCCAGACTCATCCCCGGTCCATCCTTCCAATCCCTTGAGGTCGGGGTAGGAAACATTGGGAGATCCGCATAATTGACAACCTTCTCTGAACTCAAAGCAAAAGGGGTATGTCCATTCTCCACAGTCGGCGCATTGCCATTCCCCGTGGTAATGTCTGCACCCGTCGATGACTGGCAGTCCGCATTCTTTGCATTCCCATCCTTGCTCTCCTCGTATTGCTGTCGGGTCGGAAATCCGCTTTTCACTGCATGGGTCAGCATCCATTGCATCTTCCCGTCCGGTGTTCCTGCGGCGTCCTCGTTTGCGGTGGGAGTGCGCCACAATCCAGATTCGGTCCCGCTTGTGAGGTGCTCCGGTATGGTGTGCTCCCAGCACTCCCCATTTGATGTTATCGAACCCCAAGGCGGCAATTTCTGCAATGACTCTTGTCCCTCCCCGAAAAGCAAGCATTGGGGAGTTCTCAATGAAGACGTATCGGGGTCGAACCTCGCCAATAATCCGCCGCATTTCGGACCAAAGACCACTCTGCTCTCCGTCGAGTCCTGCTCCCTTTCCGCAGACTGCGATATCAGTGCATGGGAACCCTCCAGACACCACGTCAACACGTCCTCTCCACGGTCGTCCGTCAAAGGTTCGTATGTCATCCCAGATCGGGAACGGGTCGAGACTTCCGTCGTTTTGTCTGGCGACCAGGACATCCCGGCAATGCTCGTCGATTTCGACTGCGCACACGGTTCTCCATCCAAGGATCTTTCCCCCCAGTATGCCTCCACCAGCACCTGCGAATAAAGCCAACTCATTCACCCAGGCTCCTCTCGTTCCGATATACCGCTTTCGGAACCCCGTGATTCCCTGGCCGGGTCGATTTCCGGAATTCCCCGGTGGCCTGGATGTGGCCCGCGTCCATCAGGCGCCGCATGAGTGGCCCCATAGCCCGGTTGTCCGTGAATCCGTATTGCGCCAGGCTTGGCAGGATGGTATCCGATGATACCAGGGCCGGCAATCGCCGGAGGTTTTTGACAGCATGGGAATAGGCCATATCCAATGGGTCCGGAGAATTGGCATCCTCGACGCGCTGTATGGCCTCCTCCGTGGCCGCGGCCTCAAAAAGGGGTCCAAGGTCCGTATTCATTTGGACCTCCTAATAAGCGATTCTAGCCACTCCCGGCCCTTCCGCCGGCATTTGTCCACCAGTGTCCCCTTCAATCGGAAAGGGAGATTCTGGCGCTTGTCCTTGGCCTCCGGGCGTCCGGGGCGTTTTTTCTTTGCAGCCATAGCGCCGCGGAGAATGCGGCCACCGCCCTTTTATGTCAACGCAAATCCTCCGCCATTATGAGCTTCCCGCGCCATCCGTGGAAACTGCCAAGATACAAAATCCGGCCCCCAATTTTAGTAGTTCGCCCGCGCCCTGGCGAATTCGTCCGCTGATTTTCTGCTTTTCGTCGGACGAATTACCCCAAAAACAAACCGACCAGGGTTTCCCCCGGCCGGCCTGCTATGTTTAAGCCCTAGCTGTGCCTTGGCTGCTGTCTTAACCGCGCAAATCTTATTCCTTGGGTCGCATAGGTCAAATCAATTTGAGTCGCTCAGGCGCCGTTCTATGGCCTCCAGGCGTGTCTCCATTCTTTTCAGGATTTCCGCGGTGGTGGCGTTTATCTCGGTTTCCTTCGCCCTATCCGCCAATTCCCGCGCTCGGTCCGCCCGCATATCCTGGTAAACGATCCCGAGGCCGATCATGGCAATGACTCCGAACACGGCCCCGCCTCCCCAACGGCCAGCAATCCAGAGCAATAAGCTTTTCGTGTCGCCGGTTGTCGGCGGTTGCGGGTCCGCGGGCATGATTACTTGCCTGGTTCGATTGTGGCGCCCACCGTGATTGACCCGGACGGGTTGGCCTCAATTGTGAAAACGCCCGGAAAATCAGCGCAACCAGTGACCAAGCCAGCCACCGCCAAGAGAATCAGAATGGGGAATTTCATGCGCGAGCGGTATCAAATAACCTCCTCCGGGTCCAGCCTAGAACACGCCCGCATCAAAAAGGGCCAGAATTAGCACGAACAGCCAGCCGGCCGCGACTATGACCCACAAGTGCCATTCCTGTAATCCCCGCTTTCTCAGGACGACTTAGCGCAAAAGGTTACCGTTACCGTGTCCCCAACGGCGCTTGCGTGGCTCTCCCAAGTGAAGGTTAGATAGGGCGCTGTGCCTGAATAGCCCGCCGGGGGAGCCAGGGTGGCGATTGTGAAGCCCGCCTGCATTTCCGGAATGTCCGGCGACCAGTCCTGGTTGCTGGCCAGTTGGATATACTTATCGTTAGCGGCGCCCACCTCGATAAGGAAGCCGTAGATGGCCCCGCCGGAAATCGCCGGGATATCGACCCCCTCGAAGTCCTTTGCGGCCAGATCGCCGGTGTCTCCGCTCCACCTCGCCACCGATGGCGTGCCCGTGTCCTGGGTTACTGCGCCGGTCACGGTGTTGACGGTTGCAACGTCCCCGGAAGCGGTGGCTGTGAGTTTCACCCGGTAGAGAATATCCGCGCCGGTATAGCTCACACGCTGTTGCGTCCGCCCTATGCGGCGCTTGTTCGTCCCCGCAAGAGAAATGGGCGTTGCGTCCGCGAATAATCCGTAATTCGCCTGGGTGTCCGCTAGTGTTGCCATGGCGCCATTGTTACTTCGCTGATGTTAAGTTTCAAGACAATAACGCCCGCTAGGTGTCCTCAATAGCGGTATGACCAATTGCCACCGCGCAATCATAAAGGGCGCTTGCCAGGGTTTCCGCCTCAGCTTGGGTTAGGCCGGTGGTCTGGCCCATGATGCTAATGTCGAAATCACAGCTGGCGTCGAATATGGCAATGTCGTTCGTGGCCGTGCTTCCCCCGGACCGGGAATAGGTTAGGGTGGAGGATGTTTTTGCGTATCCGCCACCGCCCGTTACGTTAACGCAAGTGACCGCGCCCGCCCCGGACCCGTTTCTGGTCCCCACGAATACGCCGTTTTGCTCTTCATTGCTCCCCTTGGCCACGGAGGAAAAGGAATTGCGGATGCAGAATTCCCCCGTGTCCTGCTTTATCTGGAAATTCTGCGAGCTGGAATTGTAGGAATTCATAAACGCCATGCCAGTCCGAGGGACCGATGTGACCGTGACGAATCCGCCCGCGCTAGTGGAACTCATCCCCAATTCCCCTGGCGTCCGGTTATAACTCCCCGTCTCGCCGTCAATTGAAACGTAGCCCGTGGAGAAATCGCCACCGGCCGGGGCGCTTGTCCAGCTTGCATGAACCGTCGCCGGCGCCATCGCATTCCGGAGGGCCGCGTTTTCATTTGTGCCCACGAAATGCAATCCTACCACCTTGCTCGTCAAAGAATTGTTTCCAAGCGTATCGAAAAACGTGGAAATCGCGGACTTCTGGGCCGAGGTAAAGGTAAACGAATCGTTAGCTTCGACCTCCGAAAAGTATGCTTCCGCCAGGGCATTGTATGGACAAGGCGGAATAACCAGCGTCCCGTCCGCCGCGTTCGTTATGAGTCCATCCACCCAGGAAAGTGTGTATAGTTCCGCGCCTGAGCAATCCTCAAACCTCAGGGACGCGGTTTTATTGTTTCCCTCAACCCTGATTTCGTCGTCACCGACTTGGGAAAGGTTAATCTGATGATCGCTGGCCCTTTCCACCAGCGTTCTCAGGCGCTTCTTATCTCCGGAGATATCGTAGTCCCGATAGATTTTCTCCCCGCTCCCCACGTTTTCCAGCGCATTCCATCCGGCGTGCCAGAAGAAATTGCCGCGCCAGCCATTCCGGGAAATGCTCGCCAACCCGTCCACCGTGTCCACCTCCCCGAGGAGAATGAAATAATCTCCATCCGTTCCGGACGAACCTGCCCCGTCCGGCAGGACGTGATATGTGGAATCCTGGGCGGCCCCAACTGCCACGATTTCCGCGGAGATGCCGGCGCGGATTTCCTTAATCGCGCCTTGGTCTGTTGTCTCAAAGTGAAGATATATAAAATCGCCCAAGGATATGTCCAGATCCGGCGCGTTGGCATTGTCTAGAGCGGTGGCGCCAATAAAGATTGGGAATTCCGTAACCGGGCCGGCGCCGGTAGTGGCGGGATAAAGCTCATAAAGGTATCCGGGGCGCCATTGGACAAGCCAATCAGACCCATCCGGGCGGAGAAAGTATGGAGTGAGCGGGCAATACGGCGGAGAAAAAACGGGGCGGGTGGCCGAATCCGGCCGGTTGCCGGCCAATTCTCTTATTGCGTTCCGCACGTCCTCACTGAATTCGCGCAATGCACGGTCGCCCCGGATGACGCCGGGGATTCTTATCGCCACCTTGTTTTCGCTCATACCTCGTAGAGGGTAACATCCCACCCGCCGCGGTCTGACAGTTCCCATTCCAAAGTGTTGCGAAACTTGAGGCCGTCCTGATCCTGCGTGGCGCTAACCAGCATCCAGTCGCGTTCCTCCCCCACTCCTCCCGGAAAGGGAAAGTCTCCATCCGGGACGTCGATCACTCCGAGGTTATCAATTTCCAGAGGGTTTATTTCCTCCGCGGATTCCCACGTTTTTTGCCACAAAAAGGTTGGGAACCTGTATGTATGGACCCCGCGGCCTATGAGTTCGGCAAATTTCGTTGCATCGCCCGCGTTCGGCTGGTCCGGTAAAGCCCGCCAAGTGACGTGGCTTTGCTCGTCGATAAACTTCGCGCATACAGATCCATCCCGCCATTCATAGGTTCCATTTTTCAATGACAGCAATATTCCGTAGTCGTCGTCATTATTCAGCGCAACCACTTTTGGATGCTGCAAGATATCCCGCTCAGTTATAGACCCGCGCAGGGTATATGTGGGCATCGGTTCAGGAGCCTCAGACGCCTCCTCATCTGTTCCTTGGCCGGACGGCCCCGAATAGCCGGCAAACTTTACCGAGATTAGAGAATAATCCCCGGACTGATGCTGCACTCTGGGAATGGACGCGAGCCCCAGAAACCTCCAGAATCCTTCGATTTCCGGGTATAGGGCCTCGATCGGCCGGCCAATCCGGAATTCGTCCTGAAAAGTTTCAAGGTCAATCGACGAGCGCAATATTTGAAAAGACTGGCTCGCGGTCCAACCCCCTTCCTTGCTTTGCTCCGCCTGGAAATCCCCCTGGGGCACCCAATCGCCTAATTCCGGCGGCCCATATTGTGTGTAAGCCATAATCAATCAGCGTATACCAGACTCTCGTAAACAGCATTCACCGCGCCCTCTTTGTCATGTTTCATCGCTTGGTTGGCTAACAGCTGGTTCGTCATCTTCGTCTCCCTGACCAACTCATCAATTTTCTTTTCTGTGTCGCCAATTCCCACAATGTCCCCGGTCGCGTCAATTATGTCGGAAAGCGGGACCTCCGGAATATTGGTCCGCCCCGTCTCCAGTTTTTTGAGCGCAAGCCAGGTTCCCGGTTGGGCAATCTTTAAAAGCGCCTCCATGCCGGGCATATCAAAGACCTTTTCAATCAGTCCGGGAATCAGGCTCCGGAATATTCCGCCCAAGGCCTGGATGAATACCGCGCCGCCTATCTGGGCCAGCTTTTGCATTAGAAAAGCAATCTGCAATTCAAGCAATTCAGTATTGCCTTTAATCGCCTCAGATATCCCAATGCCAATTGAATCGCCAAGGGCCTTTGATTTTTCCATCCATTTCGGGAGTTGCTGATTCATCGCGTCCAGGCCGGTGACAAGGCCTTCGTTAATGCCCGTTCCAAATGCTATTTTGAGCATATCGAGATTCCCCCGCATCGTCGAAGCCTTTCCATGCACCGTCTCCGAGAGCCTTTCCATCCCGCCGGCCGTCTTAACAAAGCCGGTTTGTATAAGCTCCAACGCTTCCGCCTGGCTCATAAATGCCCGGTCCCCCTTCCGCATCTCCGCAACCAGGTCCGTTATTTCCTTTTTAACGTCCGGCAGCAAAGCTCCCATTTTCATAAGCTGGTTTCCTGCCTCCGTAACCTCCCCGCCCGCTGTTAATCCTTGGAAGAGTAACCCCACATTGTCCGCGATGGTCTGCAAATCCTTTCCGGTGGCAGCTGCCGCGTCCCCTACAAGGTTTAGGCCGTCCCCTATCGCGGCGGTATCTCCGCCCAGAGCCTGCAATGTTTTGGATGCCGCGATCAATTCTTTCGGCTCAAAAGGTGTCGCCATAGACATCTTTTGAATTGCTGCAAGGCGCTTTTCCGCCTTCTCCGCGGACCCCAGGAGAACCTCGAAACCGGCCCCCATTTTCTCGAAATCCGCAGCGGCCTTGCTGGAATCGGAGATAAATTTAATGCCCGCTATTGTGGCCATTGCTGCCGAAGCCGCGGCCAGTCCCGCGCCGAATTTCAGGCCGGTTCCGGCCAGGCGCCCCATGCGCTTGTTCAGCCGGCCGGCGGATCGTCCAAGACTGGATAAGCCCCGTTCGGCGGCGGTGGAGTCCAATCCGACTTTGATTTTGAATCCACTTGTGGCCATGAGGAACTGTTTAACCTATCCAAGGCGTCGCGTAAAGTCTCCCGCTCGGATGGGAGGAGATTCGCCCACTCCAATTTCGCGCCCTGCTGTTGGGCGTGGGCGCCGCAAATCTGCATTAGCAGGGCAAAGTGCATCCCGCGAATTTCGGCCAGGGACAGACCGGCGGAAAGGCCCGCCGCAATCCACCGGGCGCGGAATGGGAACACGGCCGCGCCGCCCACCGCATGGTCCACCCTCCGCGTTTGGGTTTTCACTATTCGACATGGCCGGCAATCTTCGCCCCGGATGCGAGCATTGCCGCAACGTCCCGCGCAAAATACGTTTCAAATTCATCCGCGCCGGCCAGTGACATACGCGCCAAGCCCTTTTCGGTGGCCACCGTGACCAGCTTTGCAACGTCCGGTTCAGCGTTCTCCACGTCCAAATCGCACATATTGTAAATTGCCATTGCTACCTTGGTTTGGTCCCCGGTGGTCCAGGATGCGCCGGATTCCTCCACCTTTGCCCAAACCGCTTGCAATAGCGCCTTGCGCTCCAGATTGAGCTTGTGAAACGTGCGGCCCTCAATCTCCCCGCCGTTCCAATACCCGTTTTGTATTTCCTCCCTAGTTTTTTTCATATTCCTATTTTCGTAAGTATCGTTTCCTGCGTGGACCGGCGCGAGTTGGGATCTATCAGGGCCATTGATGAACCGCGGGAAATCAGGAATTTCGGTGCGTTCTTCGTGCATCTCTCCCGCAAGTGTTCCCGGTTACGGAACGCAATCATTATGTAACTCCACGTATGATTGGGGTATTTCGCGTTCCATTCATCGGGATTCTCCCACCCCCGAATCAGGTCCGCGGTTTTTTCGCCGGTCGTGGTAGTCGCCGGCATAAAATGCCAGCAATGATACCGCCGGCCATCCAATTCAAAGTGATCCTCAAATCCCCGGGGGTCAGGCGGGACATTGTAAGAAAACAAGGCCGCGGCCAGGGACAAATCCCGGACGGTTAGCGTTTTGGCGAAGCGGTCCATAGGGGGCGCCGGTTTCAGGCTGGCCCGGTTGGGGGGAGGAAATTAGAGATTTATGTAGCCCTTGGCCTCAAACGATCCGGTTTCCCACGCCTGATTGCCACGTTCCAGGGAAACACTCTGGACGTAATAAGTAGAAACCCCGGTAGGAGTTTTTATGGCCGAGTTCGCAATGGTTCCCAATGCGCTTCCGATTGTTACGCCTAGGGTGGCAGCCGTGACGGTTACGCCATTTGCGGAAATTGTGCTGGATTCGTTGCCAAGGGAAATGCCTACAACCTCGCCCTGGGCGTCCAAAACCTGCACCTCGTCCTCCGTTGCGGTCATTGACATTGACGCCGCGAACAAGCCAAGGTCCGATTCCTCGTCCGCTAGACCTCGAAATCCACCGTCGCCATACGTACTCTGTGCCATGAGAAGAATTAAAAACCTTGTTTTCTAATCAATCAAGCTAATTGAACGAGAGAAGTTGAAACCTGCACCACCGTTTCCCGGATTCCATCCGCAATGGAACTGATTTGAACCTGCACGTTCCAGCATTCCGCGGCGCTGTATGCCCCGGATAGTGCGATAGAAAGGGAATCCTTGCTCGCCAGCCGGGACAGGATTTGATCCGTCCAGGCGTCCACCTCCTCTTGGGTGGTATCCTCCGGGATCGTCCGTAGCGTTACCGTAACCGTGCCATCGTAATTGCCTAAAAGCGTTATGTTTTCCGTAAAGTCTGAGAACCGGACCACCCCATAGGGTTTCTCCCCAATCGCGGAACTGCCGGCCGCGTGAAATGTCACCCCGGAAAGGGAGTCCAAATCCGCGGCAAGTAGCCTAGAGCATTGCTGTTCGTTCATGCTACCATCCCCGCAAATGCGCCCCACTTCTTTTCCCGGCGCCTGATTGCCTTTTTATACCAGCCTTGCGTGTCCTGCCACGCTTGTTCCATGGCCGCCTGGACTCCGGAACTAGGCAAAAGTTGGTCCGCGTTCCGAGTAGTATTCACAAGGTTAATATATCGCCCGCTGCCATCCCAGGACGCCCGGCCTTTCCGCATATGTTTTTGCGCCCAGTTGGCCACGTTTTTTCCTATCCTGGCGCGTTCCGGGCCGCCTTGAAGCCTGGACGCCGCAATCCCGGCGCCAAGCCACCCGCCCTTGTTCATGCCGACCCGTTTCCGGCGGGCCGTCATAGCCTTCTGAAACGCGGCATTGCTGCAAACCACCATCTTTTCCCAGGGAATCCACCGCGGCGGGTTTGTCTTTCCCGCCCGCACCTTGTCAATCTGCCGGTTTATTTGGCGTTCGTCCGTCATTATTTGATTGGGCTGGACTTGTTTCCATCCGCCAAATCCGGCCTTGTATTTCACCCTTGCGCCCCGGCCGCCCCTTTTCAACCGCTCCATAAATTCCTGCTTTTTCGGTGGTATGACGTAGCAAACCCGTTGGGCTGCATCCATCACGTTTTCCGTGATTGTTTCGCGGGCCGCCGGACCCAATCCCCACGGTTGCGATTTGTTGGCAAGGTTCTTCCCGCCAGAAACCGCAAGGCGGGTGGTCGCCTGGGCGGCATCCTCGCCAAATTTTCTTGCCAGTTTCTCCAAGGCAATTCCCGGGTCCACATCAAATTTGATATCTAATTTCATGCCCCTTGCTCCTCATCCCTTAAACTAATGGTAAAGAATCCCCCTGGCCGGTGGGAAATCGAAACAATCCGGTAAGTTTCGCCGGCATAGTAGGCGAGGGAATTGATATAGCTGCCCGGCTCGCCATCGTATTCCGCCTCAAAATCCTCCGCGGTGGCCACCAGGGTAAGAGAGGTTTCCGGTTCCGCCACATCATCCGGGAACTCCTCGCCGCGGTTTATGTCCCCCAGGATGGCCTCTACGCCGCCGCCGCCTTCAATGTGGAGTGAATCACTGCCGAGAACATCGGACGCCGTGCGGGCCAAGCTACGCGCCAATCCGGCGGTAATGCCGGGTTTCACTTCTTACGCTTGCCGGCTTTCTTTGCGGCCTTCTTTGCCGGGGCGGCCTTTTTCGCCGGGGCAGCCGGTTTGCGGGCCTTGGCAGCCTCCAGGGCGCCTTCCGCCTTGTGGACGGCCGCCTGGGCCTTGGCCACGATCTCCGCCGCCTGGGCCTCAGCACGGGCCAAATCTTCCGCCCTGGCTTCCGCCGCGGCCTCGCTTGCCGCAATCCGCCCGGCTATTGCGTCCGGTTTAGATGCTGCCGCCGCCATCCGGTCGGCAACAATTTGGACCTGGGCGCCGGCCGTTCCGCAATCGGAAAAGCCAACACCCGTATAGGTGGAAACGACCCCGGTTCCGGGTTTCAATTCCACCGCCGCCTGCCTGGCGGCCGTTTCCACGAAGCTAGGAGAGCCAATCGCAAGAACGCTTGCACTCCATTTCTCCGCGGTTCCCTTAATGAGAACCGCAATTGCTTCTGGTGCCCGCATGATTTAGGCGGATTCCTGCAAGGTCAAGGCGCCAGCATCGGCCACCGCGATCCCGTAGCAAATTGCTAGTGACGCATACTGTGCCCTGGATGCCGTGTCGGCCCATACTGCCAACTCAACTTCCAGGCCGCCGGGGATCTGGAGGGTTTCGATGCGGCCGGTATTGTTGATTGCATCCACCACAGCCGCCGGGCGTTGGGGGACTCCGTGGTGGACCACCATAGCCTGTGGGGTGCAAGCAAAGCCATATGCGTTCGTTTCGGCGTTGGTCCAATATGTCTGCGAATGAATTCCCTCGAATCCATAAGCGCCATCCGTCGAAAGCTGGAAGGAATTCTTGTCGGATGGGAGCATGGAGGAAAGGGCCGTCCGGTCCAAAACCAGGTGAATGGGCTCGGTTCCTGCATTTACGCTGGCCCACAATGCCTGCCTGTTGGCCGCGGCAAAAGACGCCTGGGCCACCGTGGAAACCGTATTCGTGAAGGTGGAAGCCTGGAGGAGAGTATTGACCACGCCCCAAACAGTTTCGGAAAGCGCCTGGGCATTACGGCCCGGCCCGGTAGCGAACCTCTGGCCCTGGAGCTGCTCCTGGGAGGTAATCACCCATGAAACAGAGTATTCTTTTACCTCGATTGCTGCGTTCGTATTGTCGCTCCCCACGTTCGTCTGGTAATCCGTCGAATTGGTCTCGACCGCAGAAGCGTCCTTGGAAACCTCGACTTGAATAGTATTGCGCCCGGTGGGCACTCCTCCGGGGATTGCCTCCAGGCTAAAAGCCCGGTGTGGTGCGAATTCCTGGCCCAGTTTCACAATGAAACGGTCAGCCAGCCGGTCGATTACAAGATCAGGGTCAAGTGCCATTTGTTCAGGGGGGGGATGGGATTAATGGGAATTGGTGTAACGATCCAGCGCATCGCGGTTCTTTTCTGCAAAGGCCAGCCGCTCGGCGCCTGGCTTCATTGCCTTATATTCGGCCCAGGTCTTTTCATCGTGGCCAAGCGGGCCGGTGGCCGCGTCCGGGTCAATGTTCGCATCCGCGACCGGGGCGTGGCCGGCACCGCGAAGCATCTCCCGCGCCTTATCTGCGGCGGAATCCTTGGCGGCCTCCACGTCCTTTTGGAGCTGGACGACCTGCAAATCCTTCTCTTCCACTTTCTGGGAGAGTTCCAGCCGGTCCGCGCGGAGGGATTCGATATCTTCCCTGAGCCGGTTTTCCACCCATGCCTTGTCATCGCGCAACTTGGCGATTTCCTGGCGGGCAGTCTCGAAAGTTTCCGCGATCTGTTCCGGAGAACCGGCGATCATCTCGACCGCGGCCTCCTGGGTGGGGCGTTCCGTGTTATCGATGCCGAGCAAGGAAAATAATTTTCTCATGAATTCTGGAAGGTTCGCGGTTAGTTTCTTTATTGGAGCGGGAGTTGTCAAGATATTCTAAACATTCTTGCGGCGCGGTATCCGGACGCGGCCACTTGCAAGCCGCCAGGGCGGCCTCCCTTGTCAGTTCGTCGGCAAGGCCAAGGGCCATCGCTTCCTTGCCATCCACCCACCATTCCGACATCAGGCGCTTGTCGAGTTCTTCGCGGCCAGGATTCTTTGAGCCCAAGCGGGCCTCCAGTTTGTCCAATAGGGATTCGTCCATTTTATCCAGCACCCTTTTCTGGCGGGCCAAGTCCATTGCCGTCCCGCCTTCCCAAGACCTAGAGAAATGAAACATTAACCACGCATCCGGTGCCATGCGAACCTGGTCCGCCTCCAATGCGATATTAGCGGCCATGCTAAATGCCATGCCGTCAATAACCGCAATAAAGCCGGAGGGGTGGGAGCGGAGATTTGTCAGGATAGCCTCCCCGTCCAGGACGCTGCCGCCTGGGGAGTGAATACGGACCGTGATCGGTTGCGCCGGGTCCGCGGCCTGAATCTCCGGAAGAATGGCGCCGGCATTTGCCGTGGGGCCTCCAATCTGGTCATAGAGAAAAATCTCGTTACTCATCTAAATCCTCTGCTGGTGGTGGTGAATCTGGCGCGGATGGCGCCAGGGTGATTGGCTGCCGGATTCCGCCTTGTTCTCCCCAAAGGGAATTAACCGCGGCGCCGGGTTCCGGCAAGCCGGCAGCCTCCCGGAAATGTCTTTCGTCCTCCTCTTGGGGCGTCAATGCGCCAGCCCGGACGCCCACGCCGTAGCTGTCAAAGTTTTCTTTCTGGCTTGGCCCGGCCTCCCCATCGCCCGCGCCTCCGCCTCCGCTTCCGCCGGCTAACAGTTCCTCCGGGCGGATTGGTCGCTCTGGTGTGGACATTGACGCGGCCACCTCTTCCGCGGTTTGGATTGTCCGCGCCCTTTCGGTCATATGCTCCCGGAGGCTTTTTCCCCGGTTGGCTTGGAATTCCTCTTCACTCATGGCGCCGGCAAGCACCTTGTCCAAATCGGCCCGCTCCTCGCGCCCATCATCCAGGGTTAGCCTTGCCGGCCGTGTAACACTCCACCGCATGGATTCCACCCTTGGCGCCCGCGGGTCCGCAAGTCCCCAAGTGAGAACCTGAATGGCGGCCTCCGAAAGGGTCCGGAATCTGTGTCGCACACTTAGCCTCGCCCGGACTATTTCGCCCCGGACGGCCGTTCCTTGGCCGGGGGACATTCCCACCATTGACGCGGGCCAACCCGCACCCACCACGGCCTCTTTTACAAGGGCATCCTGGAAGTCCTGCCAGATTTTGCCCGGCGTTTTCTGGGTGGTTACATCAATTTCCTGGTCACTGTTCAGATAGTAAATCCCCGGCGCCACTTGCTCCCGGACAATCTCCTGGCCGGTCGAGGAATTCACCGCGCCTTCAAATCCCGCATCCGTGGATTGGGGAGTTCTCATCCCGCGGTTTGTTAGCAGGATGTTGGAAACCAGGATTTGCCGGAGGATTTCCAGTTCCTTGGATTGAAGGCCGGAAAGGATGTCGGAAAGGGCGTGTGAGAAAGCAGGATAACCCCTCCGTTGTTCCGTAAAGTCCTGGTCATAAATATGCACCATCCGGTCTACTGGAATATCCTCGTAATCCTTGTCCCCGCTAAACACGCGGTAAAAGACCACCCGGCCGGACGCATCGTATCCTATGCCATCGTCCAGCCTGGCCCCGTCATTCTGGCCTCCCATGATGTAGGAAGGCGAATCACTCCGGACCCGGTAGGCCGGAATCGGAGTGATGGCGTGGCGGCCGTCCCCTGGGCGGATGGTTTTGAGAATGAAAGCCTCCCCGTCCCGGTCAATTGACTTTGAAATTGTTTCCCAGAATGGGCGCCATTTCCGAGATTGGATGTAATCGAATTCCGAAAAGAAAACGTCCTCTAGCCAGTCCATCGCCCGGAGGCCCGCGCTCGCATCTTCTCCGTGATAGCGCGGCATGAACGATTCCCCGATGACCAGTTGGCTTTTCTGATTTATACAAGCCTTGGCCGCGTAGGTATTGAAAACCACCTTGCGGGACAGGGCGGCAAGCGCCCGCCGGTCACAAGCGGGAATTAATTTCCGGATGGAATCATCGCGCCGGTTGAAGACAAGTCCCCGGCTCGTGTCCCGGTTTACCGCCCTGGCGAAGCGTTCCGCCGGGCGTCCGTATTGGTCAAGGATCGTTCCCATTTCTTAAAAGGTTGGAAGGGTCCGGTGGCGGAGGGAGGTTCCACCGTTCGTGAGGAGGCGCCCAAGCTTGTTGAGGATGGCCAGCATTTCCGGGCGGGTAGCCGAAAGGCGCCCGCTCCCGGATTGTCCGGCCACGGAAAAGGAAGTGATTTCCAATTGGGAATCCCCGGAGAGCAATTCATCGGCAAGGGCGGTGGCCCTAGCCTCCACCGTGGCCTTAATTCCGGGAACGTCCTTTAATGCCAGAAATAGCTCTTGGGCCTGAGCGTCGATATCCACGCCGCCTTCTAACCTTTTAAGGATTCCAAAGCAAGCGCCCAAAAGCAAACCGGCCAGAGTTTCCCCGGGCCGGTTTGCATTTGGGTGGTGGTGGTGATTAGAGGTCTAACGCTTTCTTGATTTTCTCTGCCGCCGGCCGCCAATCGGAAACTAGGTCTGGCTTGTATTTATCAGACTGCACAAATTCAATGCCGTCCCGCAATGCCGTTAGGGTGAACAGTAGGCAGGCCGTGTCCCACTTAACAAGGTCCGCGATGATTTCATAGGATGCCCGGGCGGCGGCCCGGCCGTCCACCGTGTTGTTTTCTTTGGTTTGCTCTCTCATAGCAACCCCACCCTATCAGGCCGCGAGTTAATGTCAACATCAATCTTTCCCGGCAATCCTGTCAACCGTCATGATTCCAACAAGTTAAGGGCCGTATTCATAGAATCCACCAGCCTCCGCTTGTCCGCTTTTGACGCCACGCCGGCCGCCACCGTGGCTTCCAACTCCGCGCATAAATCGCCCACCGTTCCGGGCCGGGCGCCGCGTTCCTCCATGAGTCGGAGAACATCTCCCAAGATCCGCGCCACCTCAGCCCGCATCTTTTCCCTCATCTTCGCCGGGGCGAGTCCTTCCAGGATTGGCGTCCACTGGTTAGGGATTTGCAAAAGGTGGGAACGGAAGATTGCCGCAATGGCGCGGCCGGCCTCCCGCGCCTCATCCGCTGTCACCCACTTATTTTTCGCCGCGTTTGCATCTAGCTCTTTTTTGGTAGCGTCCGCGGCCGCAATCCGGACGCGCTCTAAAAGCAATTGATAGCGCAACTCCGCAACGGAGGGGCCGGTGGTGGTGGTTGTCTGGTCCGGTCCGGCCCGCTCTATCAGCCAGTCCGGGCATTTGTGCTGCCCTAAAAGGATCTCCCGGAGTTCCGGGCCATCGTCCAGGGGATAGCCCTTTGCCCTCCACTCACGGACCATCGCCCGCGTAACCTCGCCCCCGAGTAGCTTGGATAGTCTAGCCTGGGTGGCCGCTTCGGTTTCCTCAGTCATGACAGGAGGGAATTCCCCAAGTCCTAGCCAGTGCCTAGCCAGGGGAATTCCCCAAGTCCTAGCCAGTGCCTAGCCAGGGGGAAGAACCGAGGCCGGTGGTTGTTTGGTTTGAACTGTCGCATGAAATTTTCCCGCCATGCCCCCCGCCT